GCCAAGTTGCGTATCTGGCAAAGTAGCAATCGCCTTTAGACCGTGAGCGTCTTCGACCAACTGCAAAGTGCCAGCACGGGTAGAACCAAGTACTTGCCCGGTGTCGTGATTCCACAAAAGTTTTACATCGTTACGCGCGGCAAGTGAACGCTTGAAAGCGCCCGGTGCAACATACTCGGTGAACTTGCCACCGATAGGTTCTGAAGGGCTGTTGAATACGCTGGCATAACCTTCGAAAGTCATACCGTCTGCACTAGTCGCGCGTAGTTCTACGTCGACATGGTTCACGCGGGTTTCAATTTTTGAACCGCGTTCTTCAGACAATGGCACTTCTTGAACAGGCTCGAGCTTGCGAACAATCATCTCGGCCGCCTTAGCCCACTTGGTAGCGGTTGAGTTCATCTGCACCATAGGCGTACCATCGGCGTTTACGTTTACGTTAGGGGTGGCGTTAGCCGGGGTGGTATCAATCTCGGCTGGCTTTTCATTGCCTTCGCCAGTCTGACCTTCTGCCACAGCGTGAACATCGACCTGGTAGTTCTTGGCAAAAGAATCGCCGACGATAGCGCGCAGTTGCCATTGGTTTTTAGCGTGAGCATCCTGGCGCTCGGCTAGGAAATTAACAATACCCTGCTCATCAAGTTCGTTGGCAATCTGCAAAGCGTGAACGACAGATTCCAAAACATCCTCGTTAGCCATGTACAAAGAACGGCACATCTCTAGCGGATCGCTTGAATCGGTAGGTTCGATTTCATCGACAGACTCTAGGTAATCGCTCAGCTTGATAGGGGCATCGAAATTGAGTTTGCGAATGTTCTCCGCAATCGGGTCAATAGCATCATTTGCATCGGTGTAAATTTCACCAAAAAATTCGTGGTACTGCGCGAAGTTAACACCGCGTACGTTCCAATGGAAGCCGTGAGCAAGGAACTTGAAATTAACGGTATCGCCGAGCAAGTCCTTTAGGCGTAGTGCTAAGTCTTCTTTGGTGCATGGCAAGACCGCCACGCCATTAAGGGTAGTGCTGTCGTCTACGGCTGGATACTGGTCTGCTGGATTCATTTCACGCTTTACAGGTAGTCGGGTCGGGTCAATGACGGGAATGCCCAGCGACGCATAAGCCGCGCGCGCACCGCCATCGTTATCAATCGCAAGAGTCACATCGTAATTCTTGAGTAGTTCTTGTGCAGTATTCTTTTTGAATTCAATCGACTTTGCAGAACTACCGAGGTTGTTCATGTAAAGATGATCGTAATCCATTCCTAGTTTAGCCAATTGCGCGACAGTCTGCGCACGGTCTGCTTCTAAGCGGCCGGTAACTAGCATGATGCCAACGTTTTGTTGCGCAACAAAATCGGCGGTATCGGCAATTAACATACCGTTGTGAATCAGGGTATCGTCGATATCGCAAATAAGTACCTGGTTGTTACCGTCGCCACCGTCGCGACCTTCGCCAGAAGTACCTGCAAAGAATTGCCCCATCGGGCGTAGACCTTCAGCCATAGAAACAGCAATCATTTGGTCTGTTGCATCTTGCTTAGTTTCGTGACACGCAACAGTTACAGGCTTGTTATCTTCGAGCTTGATAACAGCCCAGCCTTTGCAATCCGCTTGCTTATCTGAAATGTAGTAAGGCATTAGTGGTCAATCCTTAGCCATGAAACAGAACAAGTGCCAGCATCGGTAACCATGTTGAAAGAAATGCCAGGCGGGATATCGAAATCGATAGTTGCCAACTTATCCAATGCCAAACCGTTAGCAGTAGTCAAAGCGCTATTACCGATGTACAAAGTTTTAGTCGTGTCATTATTGCGAATGTGGATATGCGACCAGCCGTTAGAATTGCCATCGATTTGTACAGGGCTAGTACCAACAAACAAAGTACCGTTAGAGATAGCGCTCATTAGTTGCCCTTATAAACGGTATCTGGCGCGTTAGGGTCGATGTTCTGAACCTGCTGCAACTTAGCCGATGGAACGCCTGAGTGCGGGATAACAGGCAAGTCGAAAGCCTTCAAAGTTTCTACCGGATCGAAACCAGCAAGAATCATATCGTTAGCCATCTTCACCTTGATTTCAGTCGAAGACAATTCGGCAGCATTCAAGTTCACGTTTGCTAGCGGTACACGGTAAGTGTCGCCACCGTCAACAGGTGGCAAATCTTCTAGACGGTGAATGTCATTGATGGACAGCCAGCCGCCCTGCACGCCTACTGAGTAACCCTGCATACGGGTTGCGAAATCAGCTTCAACCAAACCATCGAGATTCCACTTAATGAATACGCCTTGTGGTAGAAGGCTAGAGAAACCCTGTTCTAGTTTCTCCACAAACGGGCGAAGCGAGTGCGTAACAAAATCCTGCGACTGCTGTTCAGCCGACGAATAAGATGAAGTGCCTGGAACGCCCAAGAGAACTGGCGGGATTTGGAAAGCACGAGCAACCTCTAGAACCGCGAACTCGCGACTCTGCACCATCTGTGCCTCGTCTGGCGTTGAACCAGTCTTAGTGTACTTAGCGCCACCCGTGAGAATTCCGGTGCGGTGAGCCTTGCGGTATCCGGTGTGACGTGAGTCGAAACCTTCAACCAATGCGCGAGCTTGTTCCTTAGCAAGAGTTCCCGGATATTCAATAACACCCGAGGTCTGAATGCCGCCACCAAAGAAGCGAGCAGCAAACGCTTGCAAAGCGATAGACAAACCAAAAGATTCTTTTAGCGCTTCAACGCGACCCTTGCCAGTTAGCGCACCTGGTAGAAGTACATCGGTGATGTGAAGAACTTCGTTAGCGGTTAGGCTTTTGTTTTCTTCGCCCTGGTAGTGGAATACCTTGCGGCCAGTTGCGGTAGAACGAGTAACGTTCACAAGCGTTGGATCGAGGGCGACAAGGTTGACAATCTCTAGGGTTTCAGGGTCGCGGAAAATGCGAGTGTATGAGTTGCCCCAAACGAGAAGGCTAATAAGGGTCTGCTGCCAGAACGCTTGACCTGATACGAGGTCGATATCTGGCTTCTGTACCCAGGCTGGTTTCGGGCGGTAGTATTCGCGCGTACCATTCTTGCGCACAAACGTATCGCATGGCAGCGTTGAGATAGTTCCCGAGATAAGGTTTACGGCTGCATAAAAGGCGGTAATGCCGAAAGAAGAATTCGGGGTTACGTTCGCGCCTGAGTCAGATTGCCAAGCGAGAGAATCGCCAGCACCCCAAATAGACTGAAATGAAATCGCGCGTTCTTCAGCGCCTTCAAAAGAGTTACCAAGACGACCAAGCATCACTTACGCTCCAAAGCTAGACCAAACAAAACCAAGCCCACGCCAGCGACAATAACGCCAGCGGGGATAAACCAAAGGCCAACACCGAGCGCCACAACCGCAACCCCGGCGGCTTGTAGAATCGTAGCTTTCAACATACCTACCTAAAAAGAAAAGAACTCAGGTACAACCTGCGTTTCTAGTCTACCGCTAGTTGCACGGTCTAAGGCAAGGATGGCTGCAACGGCACAGTCGATGCGGCGACTACTTGCACGATTTTCTTTTACGATGCGAACGCCAAGCGCATCCGACTTGGTGACAGCGTTAGACAAGTGGCGGGTGAGCATCGGGTTACCGTCATGATGCATCCGGCCATCGGTCACATAGTCGAAGAACTTTGCGCACGAAGTAACCATTCGCTTAGCGCTAGTAGACGGATATTCGACAATAGGAATACCAACATCGGCTAGGGCTTCCATGCTGCGTTGCCAACGGTACGGGTCACAGGCAACTTCGCGAACCTTATGCGTTGCGCAGAAATCAATGATGGTCTG